AAGAAGAAAAGTGTCCTCAAAGGATTACAATCTATCTCTGAACTTGAATCAGATCACCCTGCTCGCAAAATCGTTAATAAAAGAAAGTTACCCAATGAGTCGCTTAGGGACATCTTCTTCTGCGAATCGTTTTATAAATTTACCAATAGTTTAATACCTAACAAATTCCCTTCCTTGGTTGGAGATCACCCAAGGTTGTTGATACCGTTTCGAAATGAACAAGGAGAAATATTTGCATATCAAGGAAGAGCATTTGGAGATGAACAACCAAAATATATCACCATCAAATTACAAGATGTGGATAAAATTTTCGGGTTAGATAAGGTAGACAAATCCAAACATTTTTATGTGGTCGAAGGCCCACTTGATAGTTTGTTTATAGATAACTGTCTTGCAGTCGGTGGTTCTGATTTTGATAGACTTGAAGGAGACTTCACAGTCATTTTTGATAATGAACCAAGAAACAAAGAAATTAATAAACAGATAGAGAAGACAATAGACAAAGGTTGCAGTATAGTTCTGTGGCCAGAACAAGTTAAAGAAAAAGATATTAATGATATGATATTGTCAGGTATGTCAAAAGAAGAAGTACAAGAAATTATAACAGATAATACCTTCTCTGGCGTTGCCGCTAGGTTAAGGTTTGCAGAATGGAGAAAGATAAATGCCTAGTAATTACCTACCCACATCCTATCAAGAATTTATTCACCTATCAAGATATTCAAGATGGTTGCCAGAAAAAGAACGTAGAGAAACGTGGGATGAAACCGTAGGCAGATATTTTGATTTCTTTAAAGAACATTTAGATGATTTACACAAATATAAACTTACAAAGAGTTTAAGGGATGAACTAGAAGATGCAGTTCTATCTCAAAAGGTTATGCCATCTATGCGTTGTCTTATGACAGCTGGTGAAGCATTGAAACGTGAGAACATTGCTGGATATAATTGTTCTTATGTTGCGATAGATCGTCCACAAGCATTTGATGAAGTTCTATATGTATTGATGAATGGTACTGGTGTTGGTTTCAGTGTGGAACGTCAATACGTGGTAAAACTTCCAGACGTTGCAGAAGAATTTTTTGATTCTGACACTACTATCACAATTTCTGATTCTAAGTTGGGGTGGGCAAAGGCCCTTAAAGAATTGGTTGGTATGTTGTATATCGGTCAGATTCCTCGTTGGGATTTATCTAAGGTGCGTCCTGCTGGTGCTCCTCTTAAAACATTCGGTGGTCGTGCATCTGGCCCAGAACCTCTAGAAAATCTATTCAATTTTGCAGTAAATGTTTTCCGAAATGCAAAAGGTCGTAAGTTATCCTCTATCGAATGTCACGATATTGTTTGTAAGATTGCAGAGGTAGTAGTTGTAGGAGGTGTAAGAAGAAGTGCGCTCATAAGTCTCTCAAACCTCTCTGATGACCGTATGAGAGCCGCAAAGTCGGGACAGTGGTGGAATACAGAACCACAACGAGCTCTTGCAAATAACTCTGCATGTTATACAGAAAAACCAGATATTGGTGTATTCATGGATGAGTGGAAAGCTCTCTATGAGTCTAAATCTGGAGAACGTGGTATCTTCAATCGTGAGAGTGCAGTTAAGATGGCTGCAAAGAATGAACGTAGGAATACTGAAGACTATGATTTCGGTACAAATCCTTGTTCTGAAATTATTCTACGAAGTCGAGAGTTCTGCAATCTGTCTGAGGTTGTAGTTCGTGCATCTGACACACGGGAGTCTCTTTTGGATAAGGTTCGTCTTGCAACGATTCTAGGCACATTCCAAGCGACACTTGTGAACTTCAAGTACGTATCATCCTCATGGAAAAAGAATTGTGAAGAAGAGAGACTTTTGGGAGTCTCTCTTACTGGTATTATGGACTGTCAGTTTACTAATGGTAAAAGATCAGGACTTGAAGACCTCTTAGAAAATTTGAAGGCAGAAGCAGTCAAGACCAATAAGGAGTTTGCACAAAAGATAGGAATCAACCAAAGTGTTGCTGTAACGTGCGTCAAACCCTCTGGGACAGTCTCTCAGTTGGTTGATGCTGCATCTGGTATTCATGCAAGGCATAATCCATACTACGTAAGAACTGTACGTGGCGATAAGAAAGACCCACTTACAAAGATGATGGTTGATGCTGGATTTCCAATTGAAGATGATGTTACGAATCCTAGTAACACTTCTGTATTTTCTTTTCCCGTAAAGGTAGATAAATCAGCAGTTTTCCGTACAGATATGTCTGCAATAGAACAACTAGAACTTTGGTTAACATACCAGAAACATTGGTGTGAACATAAACCATCCGTTACTATTTCTGTGAAAGAGGAAGAATGGCTTGATGTTGGTGCATGGACTTATAAACATTTTGATTTTATGAGTGGAGTTAGTTTCCTACCATTTTCAGAACATACATATAAACAAGCACCATACCAAGATATAGATGAGAAGGACTACACCATTTTATTAGACAAAATGCCAAAAGAAGTTGATTGGTCAAAACTATCAGATTATGAAAAAACTGATATGACAATCGGTGCTCAAGAATTAGCTTGTGCTGCAGGATTTTGTGAAATACAATGAAATTAATAGTATGTGAGAAATGCGAAGCAGAATGGAAGATGTTACATAATATGAGTGAGCATTATTATATTGTGAAATATTGTACATTTTGTGGAGAGGAATTTTCAGATGATATGGAAGATGAAGTAGAACTTATTGGATATGAACAAGAAGATTATTAATGGAGACATATCTACCTTTACCAAAATTCTTAACTTTGAAACAAAGTGAAGTTCATGGTATGGGACTTTTTTCTAATAAAAAAATATCTAATAATACAGAGTTGGGTATGAGCCATATGATTATTAATGGGTCAATATTTAGAACACCTCTTGGTGGTTTCTATAATCACAGTGTTAAACCCAATTGTATAAAATATGAAAAGAAAAATATATATCAAAGAATTGATTATCTTTATTTAAAAACAATTTGTGATATAGAGGAAGGCGAAGAATTGACAGTAAAGTACACCTTATATAACATAGAATGAAATATAAAATAACAACTATGTTACGTAGTGGTATTAAAGACAATGCTGGTACAGCTGTTACAAATACTTTAAACCGAATTAACTTTGATACCGTAACAGCTGTACGCATAGGTAAAGTTTTTTATATAGATACAACTGATGATATAAATGATATGATAAAATCTATTATAAATCCTGTTATGGAAGACTATACAATTGAAGAGCTAACTTAAGTGAAAACAATAAAATGACTTGGTACTATAGAGGTGAACCATTTACAAGTGAGATGATTAAAGACTATCTTGGATTTGTATATATAGTAACTGACAAAAGAAATGGTAAAGACTATATTGGCAAAAAAGGTTTAATGTCAAAAAGAAAATTACCTCCACTGAAGGGTGCGAAAAGAAAACGCACTAAGATAGTGGAGACTGATTGGAAAACTTATTGTGGCTCAAGTGAAGAAGTAAAGTTATTAGTAGAAGAACACGGATTAGAATTGTTTGATAGAGAAATAGTTAGACTGTGTAAGTCAAAGGGTGAACTAAATTACTATGAAGCAAAACTTCAGTTTGATACAGATTGTCTATTAAAACCAGATGAATACTATAATGCATTTATCGGTTGTAAAATAAGTCGATCCCACCTATCTAAAATATTAAAAAGTGATTCATAGTATTTTATTAAGAACCTCTTAAAATAGTATTTTTATGTATAAATATACATAGAAAGAAGGAATGATATGAAGATCAAAGCAATAGTTTTAGCTTTGGTGATGTTATTGCCATCTATAGTATTTGCGGCAGATACGAATACCAACTCTACCGTTGTGACCGACAAAGCACCACCAACAGCATCAGCACCATCAATAGTCATTAACAATAGTGACGTTTGTAAGAGTGCAGCCAGTGCAGCAATCCAAACTCAAATACTTGGATTTTCTTCAGGTATAACTGTGACTGATGAGAACTGCGAAAGACTTAAACTCTCACGTGGACTTTATGGTATGGGTATGAAGGTTGCCGCCGTAAGTATGTTGTGTCAGGACGCAAGAGTCTTTGACGCTATGTGGATGGCAGGAACACCTTGTCCTTATAAGGGTTCGATAGGTGATACTGCAAAAGATAATTGGGAGAAGTTTCCTGATGATGCACCATCAGACAGTTTAGTATTTAAAAAAAAAGAGATGAATCAGGGGTAGAGAATGAAGAAGTTGTCGATGACATTTACCCTTCTCCAGATGATTACTCAGATGAAGAACGGATTACAGAAGCTCCAAGTTCAGGCGTCTATATCGCCGGCACTGTTGTTGTCGGGGTTATTGGTATGTTCTTTGGTATTCCTCCATTCCTCTTATTCTAAAGCTGGTGGTGTAAACTCAAATACGATCACTTCTGGTTCTTCAGCCACTTCTGCTACTGGAAGCGCTACTTCATCAACAGTTACGAATGATGATGGATCAACTACAACAACCACCACTACACCAACAATTACAACGACAACTACTACCACAGTAACACAAACTGAGGTTCCTAACATTGTAAAAAACCCCACCTTTACAAATCACTTAGGCGGTGGTTCTTCGGCAAATTGGTCTATTACAACTTGTCCAGGCGGTTGTGCATTTAGTCCTGCTGTTGGGTTTATGGTAGGCAACGGTGGTACAATAACACAATCTTTTAGCCAGTCTGATCTTTTTGGTAATGATGTTGATTCTACAGAACAGGGTCAGGGTCTTTCATTTTCCTTTGGAGGAGAAGTAGACAATAATCAAGCAGCTAACAATATTGCAGATACATGGTCGATTCGTTTAGAAATGTTTGATTCGTCAAATGCATCATTAGGACACACTGAAATTGGCAGTACAGCAATATTTGGCCCAACTATTCAAACTGGAAATTTAGAGATAAATTCTGGTTTTTCGGTAGCTAGCGGGGTGTTGACGCTGTTTGGGGATAGTGCTCTTAATGGAGGAACATGTTGTGCTGCTTATATTAACGATATCTTTACTACTTACGTGTATAATAGTATAGAATCGGAAATAACAAATGCGACTACTTATTCTGAGTTAGTTAGTACTGTTAGTTGCGAGACATTAAATTCTTGTGTTGCTGCTCCAGTGGATACAGTTGAATTGGTAACTACTATAATTCCTACTGAAGTAAGTGTTAATACTGAAGTTGCAATTTTAGCACCAATGACTATTGCACCCATTGCAGAACTACCTACTCCCACAATACCTGTGGCCACGGTAGAAACAGTACAAGAGATAGCAGAAGTTGCGTCAATTGAA